CGCGCTCCAGTCGCGGCGAAAAACTGAGACTCATCTCGCCAACCGTGTGAGTGAGTCTCAGCTTGTGATCGATTGGGAGCGGGATTACGGCCCGATCCTGGACGCAATGCCAGAGGATCGAGTATGGGAACTGTGTCCCCCGAAGATCCTCGATATTTGCAAAAAGCGTGGCCGAAAATTCGGCATGGTCCGTCATGAACTGCTACGAGTTCTCGCCAACCAGGCGAGTTGACAATCAATCAAGTGGCCATCCCTCACAGGTCCAGTGCGGCTCGTTGCCGAAGTTCCTCTGGAAAACATCGTCCATAACAAGCGATCCTGTGAGGGGTGGATTTTTCACAGAAATGAGACCAAAAATCCAAAAACAAACGGTCGGCGAATTGCGTAAAATCCTGGAGGGATTGCCAGACGATGCGGACGTATTGTTCTCGGTCGATGTCGATAATTGGCCGGAAAATGAGGAGGTTGCCTGGGACGATGACACACGTGTGTTGTCGGTCGGATGGGACAGCCATCATGTTGACATTCCATCAAGTGCCTATATATGTAAAAAAAATATCACAGCAATCCATTTTCAGATCGTCGGTGAATTCAACACAGGGGACACATCATCTACGACTTAACCACCTTGCAAATTATGAATTCGCTGAAAAACGTAAGCCCGCGACTGATGGCACAACCAGGAATTGTTCTTAGGGTTTCATGGGCATCACGGTCATCATGCGCCGTGTTTAACGAACCGTTGGATGATTATTTGGACAATAATTTGCGAGAGCCAATTACTGACGGGGAATGGGAATCCCAGCCCCCGGAAAAACGGACTTGGCAAAAAAATGTCCGGGGGCTCTGATCATTTTTCCGCCTTCGCTCGTTTTTTGCGGGCGGACGGTGATACCGCTGCCGGTGGTGGTGTCACCACCAGTTTTTTCGGACGCCCTGGTCCGATGGGCTCTTGCAGCTCGATCCCGAGCTGTTTACGTCGCAACTCAATTTCGGGATGCGACCGGAGCAGCCGTCGGATTGTATCCGACGTGTTCGCACTTTTTTCAGTTGCGACAAAGTCGATCAGATCGAGCAGGTCCAGAGGCATGTTAACATTCAGGGGTCGCGTGAGTGGTCGGGCTCGCATCAGTTCATGGCCTTTTCTACAGCGGTTTCAACAAAAATAATCGGGTGTTTCGCGTGTTCTGGTCCGGAATTCCAGCCGTCCATGTTTTCAGCGGCGTCAGCCCCCTGGCTGAGCATTCTCGGTTGAATCGCTCGACCGAAGGCCCGTAGCATTCGATAGTTATTTCCTCGGGTCCCTTGGACACGATTTTCATGCCTTCCTCACCGCAAATAAAGATTCTATCCTCATAAAAATTCGCACAACGTCGGGCCCATGCTCTCTGTTGCTGTTCGGTTCTCACTGGCCAGTAGGTTTCCGCAGTCATGATCTCTTCCTTTTGGGTTAGTTAACCCGCCAGACATGTGACGGGCTTGGGGTGTCGGCTGTCAATCATTCTTCGCTGGGTCGCTGATCCTCAGTGATCGCACCCAGCAGCGCGTCCGCAAAATACGACCAAGACTCCGACTCATGCGGGATGCCGACATGGACAGACCGATGCTGGACATACCCGGTGGTGACCCACTCATGCACACCGCTGCGGTCGATGATGACATGTCCTTGACCCAGGCCTGAGCAGCCATGGCAATAATCGATGATCGACTTCACATCCTCTTTTTTTACCGATTTTCGGAACCAGTCGGTTGCCAAAATTTCCGAAATCTGTGCATCCGGCTCGGGGGTCTCATCTCGCTCCTCAGCCTCGTGCTTGCCTTGCTCGACGGCTTCCGCCCGGTCCAAGGTAATCTCGCCCGTGTCATACGACCCACCATCATCGAGCTCTATCCAGCGATAGGCAGTGATTCCATACATCACCGCCGACTCCAGCATGATGGTGACAGTCATCGGACTGTCACCATCGGATCCCCCGCACATCGCGGTGTAGGTCTCGATTTCCTCGACCGAGGAAAAATGAGCCCCAGCAAAAACATCAGTTACGTCGAGGTGACCATCATCGATCAGGCCGACAATGTCGATGTTGTCGAGGGTTGTTTTGGCGTTGGTTGTGATCGCTTCAGTTGGCATGGTTTGGACTTTCGATTTTTAAAATTGAAAAAACAAAAACGATATTCAGAAGGGGAAATCATTGGACGAGAGCGGCTCGGCGAGATCCCTCAGCGACTCCGACGTATTGGTATCCGTCCCAGCCACGATTCAGACTTTCGACATAACTCTTCTTTTTCTGGTCTTGCGTTTTTGCCGTGGTAAGCAATTGCTGTAGGGCAGCAACTTTCGTCCGCCTTGACATCGCGGACTCATATTTTAATTTGCGAGCATAACCGGCCCCGGAATTTGCGTCGCCGACCGTGTATTGCGTCCCGTCGAGTCGTTCGTAAACAGACCAGGTAAAAAACTGTGGGTCTAAGGAATGCGTCCCATCGTTCGTAATAATGATTTCATCAGTACACAGCTTTTTGATTTCTTCGACGATTTGATCGGCAGTCATGGTCATGGTCTCGGTCCTTGCTTTAAGTTTCGTTCGCGTCAGTCGTTTTGGCTGACACGACTATTCAACCATCTTATCGACAGCGTGTCAATTATATGCCCACATATTTTCCATGAATTCCCAAAAATATTTTGGGAGAGGAAAACGAGGCCTTGACGGGGACAATATCGGGACAAGGTCGGGACAAAATCTCAGACCATGATCAAAATCAGCTCGAAATCCTGGGTGTCCGACCTGCGGAGATCACTGCAGACCCTCAGCCTCGATCCGACATCAATCTTGAGTCGCTCCAACCAATCGGGGGATGCAAGCCCTGGCCGCGATCCTGCAGGAGTACTCGCCGGCGCTGACCCAGTCACCTGGCTGCCCCAGCTCCGGTTTCTCATCGCATCGATCACGCTGACCGGGTTTATTTTTTTGAGGTACGTGTTTGTCGTCGCCGCGTTGCTGTGTCCCAGGGCACCGGAGATGTCCAGCAGCGGTACGCCCTCCGCAGCCATCTCGCTTGCCATGGTGCGACGTAGGCCGTGAGCGTGGACCCGCTTGTCGATGCCTGCTGCCTTGCCGCGACGTTGCATCATCGCCCGCATTTGCCGGGCGGCTATGGGTGTCCCTTTTTTTGTGCAAAAAAACAGGGCGTCTGGCTTCACTCCCCAGGTCGATCGGATCGTCAGCCATTCGCGGAGTTTGTCCGCTCCCTGCAGGTCGATCGCGACCATGCGGAATTTGTCGCCTTTGCCGTGGTGGACTCGAATCGTGCATTTGTCGAGATCGATGTCCTTGATCTTCAACGCAAGAATTTCGAAACACCTCAAACCCGCACGATACGCGACCGCGATGAACGCTCGATCTCGGACGGCGATCTCGCCCTGGTTGTTCGCTTCGAGGATTTTTTGGACCTCGTCTCCGACCAACACGTCCGCGTCGTATCGAGTCCCGCGTGAGTGTCCCCCGTGTTCGCTGATCGGCTTGCTGACCGCTTCGTCCAGCGAGATCCCGCGTGATAGTCGTCCCAGGATCGTCTGCACCGGGCAGCCCAATTGCTCGGCGAATTGGGTGAGCGTCTGCTCAATCCCGTTGGCCATCACAATCGAGCTGGGCTTGTATTTCACGACGATCGACCTGAAAGAATGAATGTTGCGCGACTCGCCGTCAGCAGACCAATTGCTGACGCATACGTCAGAAAATCGATTGTGATTTGATCGGTGACACTGATCAGACTCATCGACAAAATTTCGGCCAGGCAACGCCTCACAATGATGTTTTCCGAGGCGAAAAGTGCGTCCTTTTCATTGTCGGTAAATAAATTCAAAAACTCATTCGCCAGAAAGTCTGTCTGCAACTGGGTCGCACGCAGGATGAATGATTCGGGGGCCATCGCGTTGAACGAATTGATGACCTCCGCAACGTCGGCAGTACTGCGGAGTGTGATGCCACCGGTCGAATAATTTTTCGAACCATCGGAATTCTGCACAACCGCAATATCTCGGCCAAATCGATCGATCATAGTGCCCCCTGTGAGACTGTGGCCGCTGCCCCCGCTCCGCCTGTCAGACCCGTTCCTACGCCACCAGACGTACCCGCGATCGGCACAATCTCGACACTGGTCCCGGCAGTCAAATTGATCAGCGTAAATCGTCCCGATCCGCCAGATCCCCCGCCACGGGCAGCCAGCAATGCAGTGCCGCGACCTGTCCCACCGTCGCCACCTGGTCCGCCACTCACGTCGACTGCAGCAGGGATACTCGATCCGGTGACACTGCCGAAACAAATGTACGCGAATCCTCCAGGGCCGCCAGCTCCACCGCCCCCACCGGATGCGTTACCGCTGGCCGGTGATCCGCCGTTGCCCCCGTTCCCGCCTTTGCATTGGATGATTGCAGCCGTCGAATTTGTCCCACGTGCGATCGTCAACGCGCTGATCCAAATTACTCCGCCCCCGCCTCCGGAAGCCCCGCCGCCTCCACCAGCTACGGTGCCATCGCCTCCACCACCACCCCCGCTTGACGTGCGCACGGTCGCAAGGTGTATGGCAAAACCAGAGTTGACTGTCGGTCGAGGAAAATCCGTCGTGAATCGTCGAAACGAGTTGAAGCCAGATGGCGTTGCCGCCACGGTCCCAGCGCCTCCCGTGTTTCCGCTCGTCCCGGTACCGCCAGTTCCACCAGCGGCGGTACCACCGCCGAGAACTGGTAACGCCACGCCTGACGCTCCAGCAGCGGCCCCCACCGTTGTCGTTCCAGCGCCGGCAGCATTTTGGGCGGTGTTTGTCAACGTATATCCATTCGGTCCAGCAACTGCTGTGGTCCCCGCCGTCCCTGTCGCCGATCCATTTCCGCCATTGCCGCCGTTGGCCACAATCGCACCGGCCCCGGCGCTGGAAAGATCAAGAGTGCCGTTGACGAAAACGCGAAACCCCGCGGTATTCAACACGCCGGTACCCGAAATCGTCAATGAGGAATAAAACATATCGCGGGTCAGTGTCGTAGTGCCGCTGCTAATCGTGACCGCTCCGTCCGAGCCATCGCCGAAATAAACGATCGTCGACGCCGGACCTGCCGACCCTGCAGCCCCCTGGATATTCGCGACGATCGCGTATGTCCCCGAGGATCTCAGATACACATCAGATGTCGACGTGTCGAGATAATAGTCCCCATCGACACCGAGCGAATTCGACGGCACACCGGCAGAGCTCCGCCAAGTCGATCCGTTTGTCCCATTAGTCCCATTGGTGCCGTTGGTCCCGGCTGCTCCCGCTGGCCCTGTTGATCCCGTTGGGCCTGCTGGACCTGTTAGTCCCGTTGGCCCCGTTGATCCTGTTGGGCCTGCTGGCCCAGTTGCCCCAGCCGGTCCCGTTGCTCCCGCTGGACCTGTTGCTCCCGCTGGACCTGTTGCTCCCGCTGGACCTGTTGCTCCCGCTGGACCCGTTGCACCCGTTGGACCAGCCGGTCCAGTCGCCCCCGTTGCTCCTGGGACACCACCCGTGAGGACCTCGACAATCGCCGGGGATGCGGGAACAAGAATCTCGATCATCTCGATCGTCATCGTGTCACCTCCGGACTGAATGCGATGACACCCTGTACGATGCGGGTGACTCTGCCGGACTGTGTCAGCTCGATGTCATACACGAGGCTGGCCGCCGATCGGAACGCGATACCGGCGGTGACAGTGCTGGTAATCGTGACCGTGATCGTCGCCGCGACCGTATCGATCGTGATCCCACTGGACGGGGACGAGAGGCTAATCAGCGGAGTGAGGTCCGAGTAATCCTGACGGATCATCATCGCGACCGTGGCACCGGTGAGGCTGTAGAGACTCCCGTCCGAGTTTTTGACCCGATAAGTCCGGATCCAGGTCTCGCCCTGGTTAAGTGTGTCGTCATAGGTCATGGCTTGTCTCGATCAGATGTTGAGGACCGATTTTTTCCGCTCTTTGTAGGCATCTTTTTTCCGTGTCTTGTCCGAGGCCGCGATCTCTTTTAGTTGTGCCAGCATTTCAAGACGCGTCTTCTGCGCCGTCGCAGTCGGGCTACCAAAAGCCCCCTTGAGCATGATCGAAATCGCGTCCGACGTTCCGACCATTGCGGCTGCCGCGGTCTTTTCTGGCGCCTTGGCTTTGACTGTACCGCTTCTGTTTTCGTCGGCAATATTTTGCAGGGCTCGGTTGGCGGTTTTTTCGTCGATCAGACCACGGGATTTGAGATCCTCGATTTCCTGGATCCGCTTTTTCTGTTTTTCAAAATCGGTCAGCGTCGATTCCTGGATCTGTTTTGCCCTCGCTGCGAGCTGTTCCTCCGCAGATTGCTGATCGCGAATCGCCTGGGCGAGTTGTTGCGTCTCGGCGATCTTATCGAGTGTCCCCTTGTCAGCCCCTGCCGCAGCCATTTTATTAAGTTGAAATTGATTGTCGGATCCGGCTCGGAGTTTCGCCAGATCCTCTTCCGCAGCTTTCAGCATCTTGGTCGCATCGACCTGAGTCTGTACCGCAGCGAGCTGGGCCAGGGCGTTAGCCGAGGCCCCCGCCTCTTTCATCTTCGCGGCCTGGTAGGCTTCTTCACCCATTTCCAGCCGCTTCAGTTCTTCGGTCTGTTTGGCGATTGCAACGGTGACACCACTACGATCATCGATTTCGCGAACGATCGCCGCGTTGATCCGGTCAGACAATTGGGTGATCTGCTCGGCAGGGATCAGCCCGTCCATCGTGTTGAGGCTGGCGAGCGTATCTCGCAGCAGTGTCACCCGTGGATTAGCTCGATCGGCAGCCGATCCGACCCCGTCAAGTTCGAGGATCTTGCCGACATCGGCCCCATTAAATTCTCGTTGTGCCAGATTGGTCGCAAGCTGCGGACTATGCGATTTTACTTTCTGCAGTTGCTGCATCCGGATCTGCAGGTCCATCAGCTTTTCCGTCGCAGTTTTTGCCGCGTTGGCCGCTCCACTGAGCTCATCGGTTTTCGTTTTGATCTCGCCAATCGCTCCCGCTGTCTTGGCTGCTTCGTCATGGGCTTGTTGAAAAACGCGGCTCAAATAGAGCCCGGTGGCAGCAGCAGCAGCCAGGCCGACCGCGACCTGTGCCCATGCGGTGGGACCCATTAGAGCCTGCAGGACCGTTTGTTTCAGAATCAAGATCGATTGGACTGCCGAATAGGCCAGCATCGCCCCGCGTGCAACCGCTACACCCGTCACCAGGCTGGCGATGATCGAGACGAGGGACACCAACTCCTTGCCGTATTTCTTGACCAGGGCACCCGCAAAACCGAGCCACTGACCGGTCGACGACAGCACGCCTTTGAGGTCGAGATGTTCCGCGACACTCGCCCCAATGTCTCGTAATGTCGTGTCCAGGTTGTCTCGGAACGTCGACCACTGGCCGGAAAGCGTTCGGCTTTGTCGTTCGGTCATGCCGAAAAATCTGCCCCCTTCCGAGGTCGCTCGGATGAAGGCCTGCGCGACTTCGTCGGATGCGATCCCGCCGTCCTCCATTCGTTTCTTCA